ACTGGTACAATGCAGCGCAAAGCTGGCAGCAGATGCTCAGTTCTACACAAATGACGCCTTACGGACTGCAAAAGGCCTTAACAGAAATCGGAGAAGATACAAGCAAAGCAATTGACAAAAACGTACCAAAAGGAAGCGAAAAACACAAAAGTAAGGCCGGAGTAACGCACGGCGGAAAAGGCGGTGATATTAAAAAGTGAGTTGTTACAAACCGTTAATACGGCTGTACAACCCGGAAAACAAAGACATAAGCGGGCGGGTGTATTCACTTGCCCGCTTTTCTGAAATATCGGGAAAACAGCTCAAATATGAAGATTTGATGTACAGAAAAGACGTAATGTTGATACCATGCGGACAGTGCATCGGATGCAGAATAAGACAAAGAGAAGACTGGGCAACACGTATAGAATTAGAAGCACGAGACTATCCGAAAGAAGAAGTGTGGTTTATCACACTAACATATGACGATGACCATGTACCAGGAATGATTGTAAAAACGGGTGAAATCATGCGAAAAGTACAATACGTCTGGAAACCGGGAGAGAAGCGCCCTGAAAGCGTGCAAACGTTACTGTATACTGACGTTCAAAAGTTCTTAAAACGTCTCAGGAAAGCTAATAGGGGCAAACTACGCTATTTTGTGGCGGGAGAGTATGGAGAACAGACAGCAAGGCCGCATTACCACATGATACTGTATGGATGGCAACCAACAGACCTGAAACACCTGTACAAGATACAGCACAACGGATACTTCACAAGCCAATGGCTAGCAAACCTATGGGACATGGGTCAAATACAGATAGCACAAGCAGTGCCAGAAACATATAGATATGTTGCAGGGTACGTCACAAAAAAAATGTACGAGATAGACGGCCAAAAAGCAAACGCATACTATGAGCTAGGGCAACAAAAGCCTTTTGCATGTATGAGTCTCAAGCCAGGCTTAGGAGACCACTATTATCAAGAACACAAAGCGGAAATCTGGAAACAAGGATATATCCAATGCACAAACGGCAAGCGAGCACAAATTCCGCGTTATTATGAAAAAATGATGGAAGCCGAAAACCCACAAAGATTGTGGAGAATTAAACAGAACAGACAAGCAGCAGCAATAGCAGAAAACCGACTAAAGTATGAAAACACAGACTTTGCAGAACAGTGCAAGACAAAAGAAAGGGTGATAAAGAAGCAAATGAAGAAGAGAGGGACAATCTAACGGTATCACTAACGGTGTCACCTAGCCCAGTACCTATCAAGTAAGGTACTGGGCTTTTGTCGTCTAAAGGCTCCATATATCAAACTATTCAGTCTATCAAATTACTAAATCTATAGCGCACGTGCGCACACGCGCGATAGCGCGCACGCGCGCACGCGCGCTATAATATTAACTTGTTGTAGAAGTAGTAGTAGGCAATGTGGAAAAGTTGATAAGTGCTAAAATTTAACGTTAAAGCGTAAATAAAAAGCAAAAAACAGTGTTGAAAGATTTGTTGAAAATTTGTTGAAATGTTGAAAGTTCGTCAAAATGACGGAAATCATTGTGCAATATTTTGTTGAAAACCTGTTGAAACTGTTAAAACTGTTGAAAACGCGCACAGCGCTAAAAATGAATGGATTAGCCGAGTTCCGCATGCGCTCCACACGGCAAGGCGCTAAAGCGCCATTCAAACCAAAAAACAATTGACGTGTGGCAAAATATATGATACAATACACAATAGAAAGCGAGGGAGCAAGATGATTAAAAGCTACATCATGGACACAGACGCAAACGAAAAAGTAGGTCAACACTTTAAAGTGCGAGAATTTGCATGCAAAGATGGCTCGCAAGTCGTGTTCATCGACAGCTATTTAGTGTCCATTCTGGATATCCTCAGAAACCAAGTCGGTAAGCCAGTATACATAAACAGCGGATACAGGACACCGACAAGGAATAAAAAGGTAGGCGGTGCAAAGTACTCATACCACATGCGAGGAATGGCAGCAGACATCCGGATTGAAGGCATGACCGCAAAAGAAATTGCCGACAAACTGAATAAAATCATTCCGTCTGGATGCGGCATTATCGTGTACAACACATGGGTACACATTGACACACGTACCAAAACCTACAGAAAGGGGGTATAAGATGGCGCTTATTTCCATTAAAGACGTCAAGCAGGCAATTCGTCTAATGATGCAGATTTTGGAAAAGCTTGACGAAATCTATCACGCATTGCATGACAGCATCAACGAAAACGAAAAGGAGTAAAGCCATGATGCACAAAACATGGAACGTAAGAGACCAGACCAAAGAAGAACTGGAAAAGCTACTCGAGCGAAAATACAAAGAAATCGATAGCAATTACAAAATGGTTAAAAAGGTGTCAAACATCGAAGACGCTAAAAAGCTCATAGATGAAATTTGGCAAATGAAAAACTTTGCAAATGCTATAGAAATGGAACTAATCAGAAGGGAGTATAACGATGGCACAGCATCGTAAGAAGATGAACGGCGCAAAAGACCGCCGAATGTTCAACGTAACAGCACGAAAGACCAAAACGATTAACCTCAGCCAAAAGCCCATGCGCGGCGGAATTCGGCTGTAAGAGAAAGGAAAGAACAATGGAACATCTGTACTATGGAGTCTACGACAGCGTGGCAAAATGCTATGCATGGGTAGGTGAGAGCAAAAACAACGGAACCTTTGCACGGATGTGCGAAACGATGCAGAAGGACAAGAGCACGTTCATCGGGCAATCCCCGACCGATTATGTGGGCTACAGACTGGCGTCCTTCAACGATGAAACCGGCGAGTTTTACAACGGCAAAGAAAAAGTGTGGGAGGGCAAGCCGAATGAATAAACGATACGAGGAAGGGCGAGAGCCCTTCTTTTCAAATTCAGGCGAAAAGCTGCAAAAACAATACGTCTGGACAAAGGACGAAAAAGGCCAAGAAAAGCTGCTGGAAACCGAGCCAATCGACATCCAGCAGGAAATTGAAAGCTATTCGGATGAATGTGATATCAAAAGCATTGTCCGAAAAGCAAGTTTTGACCCACAGTTTCTGAAAAGTCTGTCGGAGGGAGCATTAAACGATACATACACGGATATTACGGAATTTCCGCAGAACATTCACGAGTACCATCGAATGGTAGCGACCGCACAGGCAAACGCCATGAAACTCGAAGAACTGCAAAAAATGGCAGCAGCAGAACCGGAAGCAAAGGAAGAAGAAAAGGAGGAAGAAAAGTGAATCGAAACAACGAAAGACACTTTAATCAGATTCCAGAAATGAAAGCAAGTCGAACGCGGTTCAACCGCGACCAGACAATTTTAACAACGTTCGATTCCGGCAAGCTGATTCCATTCTATGTTGACGAGGTATTACCGGGCGATACCTTCAACGTAAATACAGCAGCAATTGTTCGAATGAGTACACCGAAGTATCCGGTGATGGACGATGCATTCATTGACTTCTACTACTTCTATTGTCCAAACCGAATCCTATGGGATAATTTCAAGCAGTTCATGGGAGAAGTAGAGCAAACACCGTGGATGCCGAAAAAAGACTATAAAGTGCCCATGATCGTCATCAACGGAAAAAAAGAAAATCCGGAACCGTATGAAGGATCAATCCTAGATTACATGGGAGTCCCAACGAAAATTGAAAACATTTTTAAAGTAAACGCACTACCAATCAGAGCATATGTAAAAATCTGGAATGAATTTTTCAGAGATGAAAACGTAGATAATGCAGCAACCATCAAAACCGATGACAGCAACATAAATTATCAAGACGGCAAAGAAAGCGAAAGCGATATAGACCAAATCTTACTAAAAGCAATAGGCGGTGGCAGATGCTTACCAGTAAACAAATTCCATGACTACTTCACAAGCTGCCTACCTTATCCTCAGCGCGGGCCAGCAGTAACACTGCCGATGGAAGGTAATGCACCAGTATTTGGATATAGCGTCTTCCAAGATAACGTCAAAACAACAGATAAAATAATCCTAAACCAGCCGTGGCCAGCAAACGGCACAACGGACTTTTCAAACGCGGAAAAAGCGGGAAAACTGACAGGAAAAGGCACAGTCGAAGGAGGTAGCTACATCGCACAAGCATTCCTAAAAGCAGACCTCAGCAATGTAACCGCAGCAACCATCAACGACTTAAGAAAAGCCGTAGCAGTACAGCAGTACTACGAAGCGCTCGCACGAGGCGGCAGCCGATACCGCGAACAGGTACAAGCACTGTGGAATGTAACTATCAGCGACAAAACGGTACAGATCCCAGAATACCTGGGCGGCGGCAGATACCACATCAATATCAACCAAATCGTGCAGACAGCGGAAAACGATAAGTCACCGCTGGGCGAAACTGGTGCAATGTCAGTGACGCCGATAAACGAAAGCTCTTTTACCAAATCTTTTGAAGAGCATGGATTTGTAATTGGTGTCTGTTGTGTGCGACACAATCGCAGTTACCAGCAAGGCTTGGAGCGTTTCTGGAGTCGAGAAGACAGACTGGACTACTATGTACCGCAGTTTGCAAATCTAGGCGAACAGCCCGTAAAGAAAAAGGAAATCATGTTGACCGGCACGACAGCGGACGAAGAAACGTTCGGTTATCAGGAGGCCTGGGCGGACTACCGAATGAAACCAAACCGGGTAAGCGGCCTCATGCGAAGCAACGCAACAGGCACGTTGGACTTCTGGCACTACGCAGACAATTATTCAACCGTACCAACACTGTCGCAAGGCTGGATGCAAGAAGGCAAGACCGAAATTGCACGCACACTCGTCGTGCAGAATGAGCCGCAATTTTTCGGCGCTATCCGAGTAGCAAACAAAACCACAAGACGGATGCCGTTGTACAGTGTACCGGGCTTGTACAAACTGTAAGAAAGGAGGAAGCCCGGAGAAATCCGGGCTATTTTTAAATGAGTGGATTATCTGGACTCTTAACAGCACTAAACGTAGCGGGAAACGTAGCGAACACAATCGGAACTTTTGCAGGAGCAGCTAAAAACATAGCCGGAGCGTTTGGTGGATGGGGGCAAACAGGCAATAGCCAAAGTAGCGGCGGCAGCACAAGCCAAGGCGGCGGACACTCCGAAAGCGGAAGTCAATCGGGCACCAACGTGCAGCAAGTCAATGACTGGTTAAAACAGGCATACGCATACCAAGGACAAGAAGCAGCCATGCAAGGCAAATACAACAGCCAGAGTATGTTAAAACAGATGGGCTATAACACGCTACAAGCAATCATGCAAGGCGTATACAACCACATCGAAAACAGTGTAGCAATGAACTACAACAGCGCAGAAGCACTAGCAAACAGGGACTGGCAAGAGCACATGTCAAACACAGCGTACCAGCGAGCCGTTGAGGACATGAAAAAAGCAGGGATTAACCCTATCTTAGCATTCGCAAACGGCGGCGCAAGCACACCGGGAGGAAGTGCAGGAACAATCAGTGGAGCAAGTATGGGACTTGCAAGCAGCAGCGCACTAGGAGTAAGCAGAAGCGGAGGATTTGTGCCTAACGCATACGAAAGCAACAGTTGGAGCAAAAGCGACTGGTACAATGCAGCGCAAAGCTGGCAGCAGATGCTCAGTTCTACACAAATGAC